AAGAAGACGGCATCCAGATGGTCGAGTTTCGGCAGGGCTATGTCTCGATGAATGAGCCGACGAAGGCCCTCCTGGGCGGTTTGGCCAACGGAACCATCCGCCACGGCGGGCACCCGGTGCTTCGTTGGATGGCCAGCAATGCCGCAAAAAAAGAAGACCCGGCGGGCAACATCAAGCCGGACAAGGCGGCAAGCGGCGAAAAAATCGACGGGATAGTGGCGACGATCATGGGCCTTGGGCTGGCTCTCAGGCAGATTTCCCAACAAGCACCGAGTCTCATATTATGCTAAACCCCGTTCGTTTCATCGCCACGTGGATCCGGCGATCGTTGGAGAACCCAAATATCTCCCTTCAGGACCCGGCCGCCTGGGAAGAGAACGGCCTGCTGGGCGCTGCCAGTGCCGCCGGCATTCCCATCAATCGCGACACGGCCCTGCGTCTCGATGCGCTGTGGCGTGGCGTAAATTTGCTTGCGGCCTACTGTGGACGGCTTCCACTCTTGACCTACCAGGTGGAGGGCAAGGGCTGGAATCTCGCCAAGCAGCATCCGGCCTACAAACTCCTCAAGCGATCGCCATGCCCGGGCATGACTGCCAGGAATTTTAAGAAGGCCCTTACCGCTCACGCTGTATTGAGCGGGGCCGGTTACGCCTACATTTTCCGCGACAACAACGGCACGCCCCTGGAACTGTGGCCGCTGAAGCCTGAGGAAACCTTCCCCGTTCGCTTCAACGGACAGCCCTGGTACGTGACGCACGTCAACGGCGAGATGCGGCGGATTCCCGCTTCCGATATGCTCGTGATCATGGGGCTCAGCCACGACGGCTGGACACCCTATTCGATTTTCGACAAGGCCCGCGACAGCCTGGGGCTTGGCCTGGCGCAGGAAAAGTACGCGGCAAAATTTTTCAGCAACAACGCCGAGCCGCGCGTCGTGATTCAGGTTCCGGCCGGAACGGTCTGGAAGGAAGGCGCGCAAAAGGAATTTCTCGCCCAGTGGAACGCCATGCACTGCGGTCTCGACGCCTCGCATCGCACGGCGATCCTTACGGGTGGCGCGGTGGTCAACCCGTTTTCCATCAACGCCGCCGAGGCTCAGCTACTCGAATCCCGCAAGTTCACCCCGCGGGCGATCGCCAACTGGCTCGGCATCCCGCCGCACAAGCTCGGCGACGATGGCAAGGCGGCTTACGCCTCCCTCGAACAAGAGAATCAATCCTTCCTCGACGATGGCCTGGAAGACTGGTTTAGCGCCTGGGAAGACGAGTGTGAGCTGAAGCTGCTCCGCGAAAAGGAAAAGGACAACGACTCCCACAAGATCGAGTTCTTGCGACGCAAGATGCTCCGCCCGGGTTTCCGCGAGCGGGCCCAAGGCTATACGGCCCTGATCAACTCGCGCATCCTCAACCCCAACGAGGCCCGGGCCGAAGAGGGATGGAACCCCTATGACGGCGGCGACGCCTACCTGGTGCCTCTGAACACGGGCAAGCCGGGCGGGGCCCCGGCCGAGACCGACAAGGGAAACAAAGGGAAGGGCGACGGCAAGACCGAGGACCCCGTCGACGTCGAAGAGATCGAGCCCACCCGCTCGATCCCGGCGGCCGTCCCGGCCGCAGTGCTGGCCGCCCACCGTGCCCTGATCGTCGACACCTGCCAGCGTGCCGTCAATCGCCTGGCGGTTCACGGCCGGCGGGCTGCCGAGAAGCCCGAGTCGTTCTTGACCTGGCTCGACGGCTTCCGGGCCGAGCACGAGCCGATCGTCCGCCAGATGCTGGCGCCATCCATCCGGGCCGCTGAATCGCTGTGGAACGGCAGCGGACGGCTGGATCCGATCGTCGAGCAAATCTTCAGCCGCTTCCGCGACGGCCTCCTGGAAGTCGCCGGCGACGCCAAGCGGAGCGAACTGGCGGCCAAGGTTGGCCGTTATATCGAACAGCAACAGGCCACCGGCCCGGAGGCCCTGGCCAGCGAAGTCATCACCGCCCTATCTGTTTTGGAGCCCGTAGCATGAGCATAGAACGCCGCTTTACCAATTGCCTCCCAACACGCATCGAAACCCGAGCCGACGGCACACGCGTCATCGTGGGCTACGCAGCGGTGTTTTATGACCCGGCAGACCCCGGCACCGAGTACCGCCTTTGGTCCGACTACGTCGAACGGGTCGCTTCGACCGCCTTCGACCGCGCCATCCGCGAGAAGGACGACTGCCGCGGCCTGTTCAATCATGACCCCAGCATGCTTCTCGGCCGCTGTGCCGCCGGCACCATGCGGCTCTCGGTCGACGCCAAGGGCTTGCGTTACGAGATCGATCTGCCCGATACCCAGGTCGGCCGCGACGTGGCTGTGTCGGTGGAGCGGGGCGACCTCACCGGATCCTCGTTCTCGTTCGCCTGCAAGCGAACCAGTTTCGTGGAGACCCCGGACCAGACGGTCCGCATCCTGGAGGACGTCGAGCTGTACGACTGCGGCCCGGTGACCTATCCGGCCTATGAATCCACGACCACCGGTCTGCGGGCCGCCGGCGACGCCCAAGAGGCCCTGAAGGCCCGCGACGCCTGGCAGAAGGAAAACCAGTCCGCCGCCGCCGAGATCCGGGCCAAGCTGGCCGGGCTGCGGTTGCGGGAGCTGGATGATCGGATGCCGGAGTCCGAGCAGAAGGGTTTCGCGGTCCTGCATGTCGCCAGTTTTAGCAAATAGAAATGATTCACACCGAGCTCGATGAGGTTGTCGACGCCTTGAACATGGCACTCGACAACGACCCGGACGCCATGCAATCGCTGTTCGCACATCGTGTCCCGTGCAATCGGGCACTCGCAGACCATCCAACCATTGAGGTTGGCTGCGGCGACGATGGAGACGAACCATTCGATGTTGGCCTGTTGGGGATTATCAACGGTTGTTTGAGAACCGCTGGAATCGGAACCGTAGCGGCGAGGTACACCATGCCTTATGAGGATGGAACCAGTCCGCTGGTAGGGTTTGTGAACTACGACAGAACTACGGCAGGCGGATGTAGAAAGCTGGGGATCGAGCCTAATGGACTGTCGCCAATTGGCGACGCTTGAAACCTGACAGGAACATGGGTGACAGGAAGATGAGGGAAAACGGATGAACCGATTGCTTTCCGGTGGCCTTGCCCCCATTTTCCTGTCACTAATCTTCCTGTCGATACCGCCCTTACAACCGGCCCTGGCGAGGGAACGGAAATTGGTAACGCCAATATCCGTTTGTTCGGTTGCCCACGTCGGACCATAAAGCGACGCACACTTTCTCTATCGCGCGGGACGCGAGCCGGACGGCAGATATCCCACCCTTTGACAATTCAAATTTTGGCGCTCTGGTTCGGGTGTGCCCAGTCACGACGGACCTCGAGCGCGGCAAGACAGATGTAACGCCTTCCAACACGGCGGCATTTGTCGGCAGTGATGTTTCTTTCGAAAGACACACCCCTGCCGGCGAGTGCCGCCGGTTTGTTTTTGTACACACCGCGTGCTCGCTGGCTCAAGAACCATGTGAGGCACACGATGAGTTTCGACATCAAGCGTTTGAAGGAAGAGCGAGCCCAGATCCACGCAGCCCAACGGGCCCTGTGGGAAAAGGCCGAGGGCGAGAAGCGTAGTCTGAACACCGAAGAGAAGGCCGCCGACGCCAAGGCCGACGCCGACTTCGCCGGCCTGTCCGAGCGGATCGCCAAGCTGGAGGCCCTGGAGGCCCGCGACGCCAAGCTACTCGAGGGGGCCATGCAGCGCGGCGAAGTCACCCCGCCCAGCAATGGCGCCCCGGCCCTGAACGATGAGACCCGTGCCCTGGCCCTCCAAGGCTGGATGCGGGCCCAGTCGGAAATGGAAGTGACCGAGCGCCACGCCGAGGCCATGCGCGCCGTCGGCATCAACCCGGCCCGTCAGTACCTGGACATCAAGCTTCGCGACAACCAGGGCTATCGCGAGTTCCGCCGCGAAGTCCGCGCCGGCATGAGCACGACCGACAACGTCGGCGGCTACACGATCCCCACCGGGTTCGTGAACAATTTCGAAGTCGCCTTGCTCCAGTTCGGCGGCCTGCGAGCTGTGGCCGACGTGCTGCGGACCGACACCGGCAACGACCTGCCCTGGCCCACCGGCAACGACACGGGCAATAAGGGCGTTCTGTTGGCCGAAGAGACCACGATCGGCAACACGGTCAACCCGACCATCGGTGTGAAGATCTTTGGCGCTTACAAGATGAGCAGCAAGCTCATTCAGGTCAGCCCCGAGCTGCTCCAGGACACGGCCTTCGACATGGCCAGCCAGATCGGCGCTTGGCTGGGTGAGCGCATCGGTCGCATCGAAAGCGACTACTACACCACCGGCACCGGCAGCAGCCAGCCCACCGGCTTGCTCGCAGCCTCCGGCGGAACGGCCCTCGGCGTCACCACGGCCAGCCCCACGGCCATCACCACCGACGAGA